ATGATCGCATCGGATATCCAGGGGGCTAATTCTTTATTTGCCCAGACCAACAAGCACGCTATTGTGCCAGATGAAGATACTTTCAAAATGGCACTTGAGAAGGCAAAGGAAAGCGGACAGATCTCCAGACACGAGTCCAGCGCTAAAGTTGAACCTCAGCGTTCAAAAGCAGCGCAAGAATTTATGGACTGGGTATCTATGTCCCATGAAGAAAGATTATTTTTCTCCGTACTTGCATCCATGGGAATATCCAAGGAGCAATATGAGGCAATGCCGTTAGAAGAACGCATGGCGTTAGACCTCAAAGTACAAGAGCGTATAAAAGAGATGGCGGAGCAAGACCAGCAACTCGCGTAATGGCAGCAAACGAGCCAGTTAAAGCGATACGGGTGACATCTTAGCGTCATTGACGCTTATAGCCCGTTACATTATGTAGAGGAAAGCAGCAGCCTTTTTAGATAAGAGCGATTAGCCGAAAAACAGGAAATAGTAAGCTCCTGACTATCAGCAAGACGACATGATATCTGCCGCAAAACTCCGATGATTGATAGTCAGAATAAAAGGTCAAAGTCGTGCCGGCCTAGCACTGACAAAAAATCATATTAGGAAAGCGTTTTTCAGGCACAAAAAAACCGCCTTTCGGCGGTCTACGACATTGCACATAAGTGCTTGTTTTAATTCTTTTTAAATCAATGGTGCCGGGGCGGGACTTGAACCCGCACAGCGCGAACGCCGAGGGATTTTAAATTCCGCTTGTAACCTATAAAAAACAAACACTTAAGATAATTATTCCTAATAAATTAAAATAAATTAACTTTGAAAATCAACCAAATGCATGATGTTGTTGCGGATTTTTAGGAATCACTTTTATTTTCGACGCGCATAAACTGCCAAATATAATTCCGATTTAACTTTATAGTACGCGCACTCAAACCCTATCCACAAACGCCAGTACCTGAAGCGCTGCCAGCCAGTCCATAGAATCATTTTGCTATCACGCCCTGCGCCTGTAATGCCCTGATGTACTCATGCAGATAAACCAGCTTCGCCTGGTCGTCGTTTATTCCGGTTCTGATATCGAGAATGTTTCGTCCAGCAGTTGTAGAGAGTTGGACGGCGGTTGCATTGCCCATGCTGCTGGCGCTGCGTACTGTGCTGGCTGATTGCTCACAGGTTGCAAGGGCGGCACTGGCGAGCTGCACGCGACGCTTACCGCTGACAATATCATTACGCAGACGATCCGCTTCACGTTTCGCATTTTCCCGATCCTTTGTTTGTTCAGCGTCTAATGCCGCTATTTTCTGTTGAAAGTTGTGCTCACGGCCACGAGCCTCTTCGCTATCTGCTGCCGCTTTATCTGATACAGATTTCAGTGCCAGAGCATATTCGCTTTTCAATGTCGCTATATCAGCGTCATAACTCGTTGATGTGATCCACCAGCAGAATGCACCACCAGCTATGATTCCAACCACTAGCGCAACACCAGCCATTTCCCATGACGGCGGGATTTTCATTTATCCAGCCCCCAGCACGATAACTCAGCCTCTTGATCGCGCCGCTCTATCTGCCCGTAACAGTTGTTTGAACGGATACGGCAATCGCGGCCACCGTCCCAAATCCAGCGCTTAATCTCTTTACAGGCACCAATCAGATCGCCTGCATTCAATTTGCGGTAGAACGTTGAAGGGAAGCATTTACCGGGGCCGATGTTCCACGGACAAAACGACGCAATACCCACTTTCTGAGGTTCGGTGAGCGTAACGGTAACGTTGCGGTCTACCCAGTCGAGCGCCTTTTGCTGTTCTTCAGCGTCAATCTTTGCGCACTGCGCGGCGGTCAACTTCATTCCCTTCACTACTGGCTTGCTGTCTACACGCGTTACGCCGCCGCAGATCGTCCAGATGCCGCCACCATCAGGATAGGCCACCAGTCGCACGCCCTCTTTTTCCTGCTGAAACTGAGCCATCATGACAGGGGCTGACGCGCCAGCAGCGATGAGCGCCAGCATTGCCGCGCTAAGACGGGATTTAAATTTGCTCATCAGCGCCGCCTTTTAGATTTTTTGTGGCTGCGATGAACTCTTTGGGGGTGATCGATTTCTCTTTAACACCCGTTAACAATATTTCAGTTTGCCGCCGAGCTTCAGTTGCCAGTGCTGCATTTTTTCGTGAGTTAGACAGGTAGGTTAGAACGGTAAAAACGGCAGTGAATATCGCTCCGATGCCGAACATGATGTCCTGCGCCGATAGCGCGGTAAGAATGCCGGTTAGCCAAGACCAGAAATATGAGCCGGGGGAGTTTGAAGCCATCATCATAGTGTCGCGTTGGTTTGTTATGACGCAACACTATGATGGATGTATGGTCGGTTTCCTGACCATTACGAATACGCGCGGTACATTCCTGATATTGTCAAATACCCATTTAGCGGGACATCAACCGCCCCCCCGCGATTTGTGATAGTCAACATCTGAGCCGCCGTTACTGTTGCGCTCGTCAGAAGGACATTGGATGGAAATCCTGATTGTTCGCCAATTGTCAAAGACTGAGAAAATCCAGTCATTGCACTGACGGGGGGTAGAGATATCTGCATCGTCCCAGTAAAATCTGTAGCGTTATTCCAAACTAGATGCAGGTGAAAATGAACCTCATCACCCCGACGCAGGTATAGCCCCTTTCTCTCTAAATATGTAATGGTACCATCGGTACCTGCTCCGTGAATTGTGGGCTCAAAACCCAGCCACCAACCATAAAGAAAATCGGAATATCGGACATCAACAGGATTTAGTGGATTTACCAATGTTCCCATATACCCGTTTGGATTTGCAGGATTACGTGATAACCCTGTCATATCTATTTCATGCGCCCCTACCAGGATCACACTATCAATAATACCTGTCAGCCTGCATTTCTCTGCACCCTTAATATGAACAGTGCCGTTTACATCATTGAGGCTGACGTTGATATCTGAAGCTAAAGAAAAAAATGGATCGCAGGTGATAAAAATCGAGCTCCCGTCAACGCCTCGCGAAACCTGTTTGATGCTCCCACCGATAGCGGGCAACGATGGATATCCATCAGGTGATTCAGCATACTCAGTATCAACCATGACACCGTGAGTGTAAGACTCGTCAGACAAAGAGCCAGTGACTGTGACATCAGTATTCTGATCGATAACACCAAGCATCTTCACAACACCATTATCACCACCGCCATTCATGCCAGAAAATGTGCCACGAACCCAAGGCGAACGCGTTCCGCCAAAAGCGTCTACGCGGCAGTCAGAGTTTAAGGAACGCATCGTTCCGTCAAATCTCGGGTTGTAACAGGCGTTAAAAATAACTGAACTATTAGTAAAATTACCAGATACAACGGGTGTTGATGCATGTTTAAAAATAAAACCAATATTTTCAGCATCACACGACACCTTGAAGCCCTTGACCATAATAATTTTTACGGCTTTCAGCTCTACCGTACTGTTATAGTCATATGCCGTCTGCTCCACTGTTCGGAACGAATCGGCCGTGGCATCCAGTACCTGTAGCATCTCTTTTCTACGGTGAAATCGTTGTGCGTCCGCGAGGCTGGTTGAGCTATAGACGCGAGGGGAATCTGCTGATGCCTGCGTATAGATATCATCCGCACCGGTTGGAAAATTGGATAGCCGAACGATATCGCCAGACGCAAACTGGTTACCACCCGTAAACGAGCGTACCCCCGCAGCAATAACATCAGTAAACGCAACTGATATATCAGATTCATGTCCGCTAATTAACAGCCGCGCACTAGGTGAGCCTCCTGTTGCAGAAATCACCGGACCGATCAGTTTCCCACCCATAATTTCGATGTTGCCGGCGTCTGACAGGTCATAATCAAATGCTGAGATGTAAGCCGTTCCGCCAATAATCAGTTGCCCGCCGCCGTTAGATCTCAGTTTCTCAACCGCTAATATAAACGCCAACTTATCATCAGTAATACCATCAACGACACCGCCGCAACTGCGCAGAGTCACAATCTGATTGAGCGTATCAAGCTCTTGCTGGACGGTTTTTCCTGATTCAGTATTAACCAGACTGGCACCGCGCCCAGACCTTGAGTCAGCGAGCTGAATTAGAACATCCGCCGCACTTCCCGATACTGGAACCATAACGGTAGGATTCCCAGCGCCATCAAATGCAAAAATCTTATTCGCGCGCTCAGCGGCGTTAGGCAGCGCAGGAATATCAACATCAGCTACACGCAGGGTTTTAGCTCGCAGTGCGTAATCCTGCGTTTGCGTCCATTTCTTAGTGGCTGCATCCTGATCGTTAATCGGATCGCCCAAATTCTTAATTCGGTAGCCGTTCGCATCAAATGGGCCACCAAATAACGGACGGGTTAACGCCACCCCTAACGAAATAAACGCCTGCCTGATCGCCATCCAAATTCGGTCAAAATCTTTATTAACCGTGTCGGCAAGCAGATCGCCATTGTCCTGATAATCTGTAGTGCGCGTGGCGGGAATAATTCGCTCCAGCATAACCGTGCTGCCCGCTGCGGGTGCGATAAGAAATGTTACTTCACCGCCGTTTACGGTACCCACACCCGATACCGTAAATCCGGTAGTTACCGGCGCCCCATCGATGGAAACCGCCAGGTCACCAGATTGCAGGATATAGAACTCATAGGGAAAGACGGTGGTGATGCCGTTGGCGGTGTAGATGTTATAGGGGGTTTGCTCTGGAACAGCCATATTGTCAGCCTCAGTAGTCTGTGGCGACCTCAAAATCGCCATCGTATGGCTGCCAATTTTCCCGCGCTCCCGTGGTCGGTTTCCCGACCAGTTTTCCAATCCGCACTGGCGTTTGACTGATTGCCCCTGCACCGGAATCAATGTAATCGTCCGGCTGGTCGGTTACTGCCGGATTGAAATCGCGCATCTGGTCATACATCGGACCATCGAGTACGTCGCTGTGCGCCCATAGGAATTTAGACGACAGCGGAGCCTCAAACGCATCAAGAATGCGCTTCTGTTTGTTGGTAGTGGAAAACTCTTCCTGAACACCGCACCCCGCCCCCTTCAATGCCTGACGCAGTAATTTTCCTGCAAACGAGCCGGGTCCGTTAACTTCCACAACAACACGGGGGATCTGGTACTTAACCACCAGTTCGCGGATTTGAACCACCTGCCCCCCAACAATTTTGTCTTTTTCGTCGAACTCCGCCAACTCACCAGTTAGCGCCTGGCAAACATGCCAGTACAGATGCCCGCGCGCGTCAGTAAGCATCAGAGAAAACGCGCTGGCATCAGCTTTAACCTTCCCGCTGGCAACATCCCACCACGCGACCGCACCGACGATTTGCAGATTACCCAGCCACATTGAACAGCCGCCATTGGCATAACGTACTTCTGGCTGCACGGCGTATTCACGAATGCGATCAGGATTAAGGCGAACGTCACCAACCGGCTTACTGTGAAGCTGGTACTGACTATCCCATTCGTTTATTGTGCGGGTTTCCTGACGGCGCTTGAGCATTTCCTCGCGCGTGAATCGTTCTGGCCACTCGCATTCGGCGTAGCAGTCCACCAGCATATCGGGCGGTTCGGCAAACTCGATAACGTCACTGTCGGTAATCCGGTAATCAACACCCTCAACAAGCAGGCGCGCGCCAATGTGGATCCCGACGAAAACATACTCAGGACGGAAACCGATCTGGTACCGTGTTTTTTTAGCGTCCTTTTCCTCTATCCGGTATTCGTGATGAAACAGCTTTATCGTGAGGCAATCAGCGCCCATCTTTTCCACCTCATCATAAAGGCTGTCGTGAGTGTGCGGCGTACCGATATAGAGCTTTCTCCCGCCCGGTACCAGAATGTGAGTTTGTTCGCCCAGCCGGTACCGGAGTTTTTCACGCGCCTCCGGCGTCTGGATGTTACGCGGTACTTCTACGTCATCGTTTTGACACTCATCAGCACGCGCAGACGTGACGTTAGAGAGAATGCCTTTGGCGTACATGCTGGCATTGCGTTTATCCAGCGCGTTGTTAACCCACCATTGTTCAACTGTTCCCTGACCATCAGGCAGCATGCCTTTCGTTAACGGGTGATTACGGATCACGTTCTGCGTGTCGCGGCTGGTTTTGTATGCGGTACCGTCAGATTCTGACTGATGGAGAATGCGATAGGTATTATCACGGTAATAACGCCAGGCGTTATACACCGCAAGAATGGTGGATTTACCGAAACCACGAAAGCAGCGGAGCACCGCCAGATCACCACGATGCTCCAGCCAGTGGCAGGCGCGATAGTGACAGTCCGGCACATCCCACCCCATGCGCTCCGCCCAGATAATAAAGAAAGCGACAAACGAGATCATTTGCCCTTCTGGATGCGCTCAATAATCGCCGCCGCTTCACGTTCTGCTTTTGCCACCTGCTGACCAAGCGAGAAAGCCTCATCATCCGGGTTACTCTCGCCCGGCTTACCGCCGCGCGTATGCAGGCCGATCAGCGTATGGACTTTCGTTAACAGCGTCAGCGTGGCCGCTGCGTTCTTCTTGAACCAGTAGCGATCACCCCGCTCTTGCGTGGTGTGCTGGTCGATAGTCTTTCCTGCCCCCGGCCAGTTATCAGGATCGGCTTCTGTCAGCACGGTATCGGTTAGTTTGTCGCTTAGTACGGTAAGGCGGGATTTGTAATCGTCGTGCATAATAAAAAGCCCCATGATAAACATGAGGCTATGATGCTACGGGTTAGTGGTCGGTTTTCTGACTATCGGATTAGTAAAATCGATTTACACATGTAAGGGAGAAATTAAAATGAAAAAGGTAATAGCAGTGCTTTGTGCCTCACTATCCGGGTGCGTGACTTTTGGGCAAATGGATTCAGGCTTAAACTCGCTAGTCGGCAAAGATAAATCTCAGGCTTTTCGCGCGTTAGGGTATCCTGACCAAGAGCGACAATTTGGTGATGAAACAGTCTATGTGTGGGCTAACTCTTCAACAGGAGTTGCTTTGTACTCAAGCCCGCAAACGACCTACGGTACCGTAGGTAAAACGCAATTTTACAGCACCACCACACAAACCAATGCTATACCCGTTGAATATGCATGCAAAATACAGGTAGCAACAAACAGCAAAGGAATAATAACCAACTATAACTATGATGGTAACATGGGTGGTTGCGAGGGCTACATACGCAGACTGAATTCATATTTTGGGACTTAATCCCCAAATGCTCTACTTAAATCCGGTGCCCTATCTGGCGTAACGTCACCAGGCTCCCACCAAAAGCGCTGATTCCAGTCTTTGCGTGCACGGTCTTTCATACGCCGTAAATAGCCCGGTGATGCCTCTTCCATCATTTGGTTATAGAATGCATGATCAAACGCCGCTTTGGTATACCAGAGGTTCATAAAGTTAACGCCGGGGGCATTCTGTTTGGTAAACCGTAACAGATCGGCGGCTGCGTGAGTCTCTTTGCCTAACGCGGCTTTTGTGGCATTACCTAACGTTACGTTAATAGCATCAGCGCTGGTTCCAAATACAGGGCCGAGCAAGTTCATCCAGTTGGGTTGCCCACCCCGACTATCACCGCCCATTCCGGTATAGAACATGTCGCCAACAATACCCATGCCGCCGCCCTGAAGAAATGCGGCAACGCCAAATTTAGCGGTCGTCATATCACGCGGATCTTTGCCGTCTGCGATATCCTTTAAGTGAATAGCCAACGCACCAAACAGTGTGGTTCCTACCAGTAAAGAGGCGGAATATGCCAGCTTTCCGGTGCCATCCTGTATCTCACTGACTCGCCGTAAATGACGCGACATCATCCCGAATGAAAATGACTTAAACAACATAAAATGTCGAAGAAATTCCCCTCCCCAAGTGCCTCTCTGTGTTCCCTGCATCATTGCGGCGCGAGCCATAATATCGGGACCAAGAGAGGCATACTCTGATTCGTCGTTAATAAAGCCCAGCAACTTACTGATCGCTGAATTTTTGGCGATATCATCAGCGCCACTAATAGCGCGAATGCTACGTGCCGTTAACATCGGCTGCCCTTTAAAATTTTCTGGTGTCGCTTGCTGCCACATTGCCCAATCGCTTTCAGTAATACCACGGCGCATCATTAATGCCCGATCAGCTTGATCCAGCACGCTCCAGTTGTTCCTGCTCATTGATGCGATCTTCGACATCATGGTGACGGAAAAGCCGCGCCTGATTGCGTTAGTCCACCCTTCCAGTAACGTGGCGCGCATCGTCGCGGAAGCTAACTTCCCCGTCCACCCTTGAGTGAGTTTTTCACCATGAAAGCGGCTCATATCACTAATAATGGAGTCTGTCGCCAAACCAAGCCGCGCGGCATCCTGCCGATAGTCAGAACTGAAGCTCCTTAATGTATTCACCATCGTTTTTCCCATCGGAAGATTGTGGTACGCGGAGGCCAGCATTAGCGTAGGAACGTCAGTGATTGACGACAGGAAAGCCCTTACCAGTTTTGTAGATGTCAGCAGGTTTCTTGCCCCCTGATGTATGTCAGCCCATCTTGGATCTACAGGCATGTTCAACGAACCGTTTAGCGTATCCCACACCATTTCCGGCGTAGCGCCAAATTCTCTGGCGGATGCAGGGTGCTTTCGTAAATTGATCGCATCTTTATTCGTAGCGGTATCCCTGAGCAAATCAAACGTCCTGCTGGGGTTAGGTCCCATTTCCTCAATTAGCGCGATATCTTTTGTTATGCCGAAAATATGGCTTTGCATTCCCTCGAAAACCGTACCCTGCCCGTAGGTATCCATGTACTTGAGATAGCCGTCAGCGCCATTAAAATGAATCTGGCGGTGTGACTCATCCCCTTTTGATGCCCGACTACCCATAGCGACCTGTCCGGGTTCGAGTTTATTATTCCCCTGAGTCGTAATCGTGTCATAAGCTTTGCCGAGAAAATCCCGCATCTGTCCGGTATCCATCGAGGTACCGTCTTCATTCAGATATCGGGAGCGGTCGAGAACGGGCAGGATAAAGTCAGTCCAGTTTTCTTTACCCGCTTTATCCATGAGAGTTAAATCGTGCGGCTGCGGGACGTAGCCGTAATCCAGCTTACCAATATCCATGCCGGCAGAATTAGCACGCTGACGCAATCCTTCAATCTGCTGATTCCATGCCTTGGCCGCTTTGGCTGCCACCGGATTGCCAGTGTTAGTCCCGTAAACTTCATAGATAAACGCTTTTGTTGCTACGGGGTTATCGAACAGACCAAGAAATCGCGGCTCGACAGCATTGATCGTATCAACTATTTCACTGAATGCGGCCGCGCGCTCACCTCGAACGCGGACATCCAATTGCCGCAATCTTTCAAAAAGCGCCTTGTGAAATGGCGCTTTACCGCCCAGCACGGCTGCACGTTCAGTTAGCGCCTCAACGTTTTTAACCTGAGCTACCATATTAAGCGCCCGTCGCTCTGCGATTTTTTCAGCACGCTGAGTATGGGCGGCCATTGCACGCTGCGCCGCCTCCATTAGCCTATCTTGCTGGGATAGTGAGCTGAATCGCTGGCGATCTTCTCTTGCAAGTTCGCGCAGGTGATAGCTTATCGTGGTGTCTATCCCATCGGTTTCCGCTTTGGTCAGCTTTCTTCCGATAGCGCTCTCTACTTCCTGAATACAATTCGGATGCATGGTTATCCCCTACGCAAAAAACAAGATACGGCTGTATCAAACATGGTGGATTCACGGCGTGCCGTTTGCAGGTTGGCATCGATATCCGCCATAACTTCCGTGACATTTTGCTGAAGTGGTGTTCCCTCATTATCAAATGCGGAAATAACTTTAGCCTCAGGGTTAGCCAGTACCAGTGCTCTTAGTCGCTCAACCGATGGGGGGTACTTAGCGCCATCAGTGCCGGTAGTGTTCTCTTGGGCGCGCGGGGCGGGACTGTCTTGTGGTGGTGAAATATCCACCTCGGGGGATGGTTCCCGCGTGCGATCTGTTATTCCTGCTTCATCACGTAGCATCAGGCGCAAATATGCGGGAACGATCCCCTGCTCAAGTCGTGATAAGTCGGCTTTGGCTTCGAAGTTAACGCCCCCTTTCGTGTTATTTAGCAACGTATTTCTTTTTGCCGCCAGGTCATTAGCGAGCGGGGCTATTTGAGAATCGATCTGCTCCAGTTCATTCCTCTTGATTCTGGCGCTGCTGCTATTGCCAGTGCGTCGGGCTGCAACTTCAGCCCTGCCAGCTTCCAACTGAGAGATCGAATACTCTAGGTTGTGAATATCCTGCTGAAGCTCTTTGCGCTCTCCGCGGGTCAGCAATTGGTCCGCCAGTCCGCGTAAACGGATTGTTTCTGCTGAAACCGTAGACTCGTTGTGAAGAAGAAATGCCGCGTCATTTACTCCATCAAGTGACGACACATCAACCCTTTCGCCTGCGTCAAGTTGGCGCATTGCCAGATCTAGCGCGTTTTGATGCATTACGCTGGATTCAATATCAACGGGTAGGCCGGGGGCGGTAGACTCGCTGAAATGTTCAGCGCCGCGGGCTGTCATCGCAGCATCTACAATTTCAGGTGATGGGCGTGCGGAAATGTGAGCCAGTCCGCCGAACGCAGCGCCGAGGATAATGTCGGTCGCCAGCGCAGTTTTATCAAACGCCCTGTATTGCTGAGCCATTTCGTTGTAGCCGTTCTGGTCTAACAGTTCATGCGTTGCGGCGCGGTGAGCAACACCCAATCCGGCATTACTTGCAGCGCCGGCCAGCAATCGAGTGCTGAGGCTTTTTGCAAACGGGGCGGCGGGGATTATGACACCCACGGCGTTTACGCCCCCCTCCAACGCCGCTTTTCCGAATGCGGTATTATCATCAACGCCTTTTTTCAGCGCCTCATCATATCTAACCTGCGTGGTTGCTACAGCGGTTAAGCCAGCAGCTCCGACTGGTCCACCCAGCGCAGTCCCTACCGCGGCTGGCGCTATAACTTCGCCAAATCCATCTAATAACTGCCCCACTGTGCTGGTTGTTAACGGGTCCGGCTTACTGGTTTCGCCGATACGCCCGATATTTTTAATTCGCTCATCCCACGACTTATCCAAGCCTGCCGCAGCCGTTAACGGCCTAAACGCATCAGCGAGGTTTTTTTCTACCGTGTAATCGACGTTATTTAACCCACGAAAGGCACCGTTAATTAAATCAAGCGGGGCGCTCCAATCAACAAACGCTGGTCCGATATCCTGAAGCTGGATTCCTCCAGGTTGGTTTTTTACGGTTTCGAGCCCGCGAGCGTCAAAGTCTAAAATATTCATTGACCCGCCCCGCTAAGATTGATGATCACTTTTTTACCTGACGGGTCTAACAGCGGGGATTTCCCGTAAATCATCAGGTACTGATCCTTACCAACGTACTGCATGCCCATGCTGTCAAATTTATCAAGCGCAGCAGCAGGCAGACCCTGACTGGTTATGGCATCCGAAAACGCTCTCTTTGATGCAGTTTTAAACGATAATTCCGACATGCCCCACGGCGCTATGGTTTTCTGACCATTCACATTAACCACGGTACCAATCACCGCTTTGATTGATTCATCCAGAATGCCCTGATCTACAACTCCAGTTATCAGCCCTTTCTCTGCTGCACGAGCAACATAATAAGAACGGATGGCCTGATCGCTTTGCTGATAAGCCTGAGGCATGTTAGCGAACACGTTATCTAATTTATCGGCAATGGCAGCGGTGAATTCTTTTTGAGGCGGGACGGGGAAGTTTTTAGGCGATCCATCCTCGTTTCGCTGCTCTTTCGATGGGTTAAGAATCTGGTTACCAGTCAGCAGACGCTGTGCAACTTGCTGGCCTGTAACCGTCACATCATCTGAGAAATAATTGCTTTCTACCGTAAGCGGCGTATCGGTTACGGCAAGGCTTCCAGCATAGGCTGTAATCGGGCTGTCAGGGGCTATCTGCTGCATGATTGATTGGTAATCAGTGTCGTTATTGACCGCGTTACGCAGGCGGGATAGCAGTCCAGCCTGCCCCTCAACTGATTGTTTTTTTAATTCGCCAGATAGATATGATGCCTCTTGCGGAAGGAGTAAGCGGCGCGGAACATTAACGCCTGTATTGCTCCGCACTGCGTCAATGGTTGCCGATCTGTCGGTAATAGATGCTCCGAATTTCTGAGTGATATCGGCCCCTTCCATAGCGCTCATTGCTGCTGCGGCGGTCGGGTTTAGAGCGGTCATATCGATCGGGGTAACTGCATCCCCTGTGCGGTTTTGGTTGAACAGCAGCGGGGTTTCCATTAACTGCTTATTGTTTTTCTGCACGGCAGTAGTTAAGCGCTGAGCTAGTCGCCATTGCCGCATGTCACCGCCATTTGCATTCAATTCCGCATACAGATTATTGACGTAATTTTGTGATTCAGCGGGACCGGATGAAATAACCTTCCGTATAGTGTCCTGATCGGAAAGTAAATCTTTCACTTCAGCTTCTACGCTGGTTCCTCTTGTGGAGGCAATCAGCCTCTCCTGCTGCTCCGCTGTCGTTGGTAAATCCGAATACACCTGCTGAGCAAAAGAATTATACGTTCTGGCTGCCAGCGCCTCACGCTTAGCCTCTGCGGCGCGCGCGCGGTTTTCGAGGGTGATCTGATAGTTCATCGCTTGATTCAGCAAGGCATTACGTTTGTCTGGATCAAGTTTATCAATGTAAAAACCCTTCTCGGATGTGAGTTGGTTACTAAAATCAGACAGCGCACCACCGTTATTTCTGGCCTCCATTAATTTCTGTTGAGCCTGGTTAAGCCAGTTTTTATCTATCCAGTTTTGCCGCACCTTTGCCCACTGCGCACCGTAGGCTATTCGCCCCTGTTCTGCATATGCCGAAGACATGTTGTTAAGCTTTTCGATATCCGCATCCGGATAATTAGCCAGTTTACCCAGCTTATCCAGCCCGCTATCGACCTGATCGCGCGCTTCGATTTTCAGTGCTGCGCGTGCATACCCTTGCGCCGTGGTGAGCCCGTCAGATTCGTAACGCTTTAATCCACCCTCAGCCACTTGAGTTTCTGCAATTCCCAGCCCTGCAAACTGTGGTTTTTCGAGTTTTCCTACCGCTTCGTGGTAAACATCCTCTACCTGATCGGCGCGTAAGGTGCCGTCCTCAACCTGTTGGCGTATGGATTCGTTAACGTCTTTCAGTTTGATCTGGTAATCGAGCATCGATTCACCAGCGCGGGCGCGGACGACTGCGTTAACCTCCTGCTTTACATCATCTGCCAGCCCCGCCACAGCTTGCCCAATTGAGCCTGTCCCGCTCACATTTACTCGCGTCGGCTGCGGATTGGGTACCGCGTTACCAAAGTTGCCCGTAGGTATGCGCATCAGTTAATCCCCATATTACCGAACATGTTATTAGAGGACGCGCCGGAGTTGGCTTTTGTCGTTGTGGTGGCGGTAGTGTTTGCCCGTTTCCAGCCTGAATAAGCTGTGCCGCCAGCCTGAAGCAGTGATGACCCCGCACTGATGTAGCTCGATGTCGCGGCATTGCGACCGCTAATCCTGTCGGCCTGCCCCTGAGCCCGATATCGTGCGGCCGCATCTTGCCCGCCAAGAACAGTCATAGTGGCGTCTTCTTCTGCATCCCCTGTGATATCAGAGGTGATCCGTAACGCGGTACCCTCGCCCGTTTCAACACCAGACGCGGCATAAGCGGCATTCGCCTGTGCTGCCTGTGCTGCGCCAGCCTTGCGGATCTTCTCCGCCTGCACTCGCGCTGCCGCTGCTGCCGCGTCTGCATCTGCTTGCGCCTGGTCTGCCTGATAGTCAGCCATTTTTTTTTGCTGCATGCCGCTGGCTGTTGCGGCACCCGCCGCCAGCACAGACGATGCAACCAATGCGATTTCCACACCTGTACACATCGTTAAACCTCCATCGAATACAGCAAGCCGGTACGCTGTAAACCCAGCCGTTGGTACAGCTCGCCAGTGCGTTCTTCATGAACGCCAGTAGTGATACCCATGCGGATTTCTACCGCGCCATGCTCTTTTGCCCAGCGAACGAATTCTTTAACCAGTCGGTATCCGGCGCTGCCGCCGCGATATTCAGCGTCAATGAATACGCCATACTCAAACGCCATGCGGTCATGAGAGAACCAGAACGGCGCAATGCCGCCAGCCATCCAGCCGATAATCTGCCCGTCTATCTCCGCCACCAGCACCGCGCCATACGTTGATGCAATCAGTTGGTCGGCCAGTGCTGCACATTTTTCCGCATCAAACGATAATTTCCGATAACTGGATTCCTGATGCATACGCATCCCCAGCAGCACCAGTTCTGGAATGTCTTCTTTTGTTGCCTGTCGGATCACTGTTAACCCCCGTTACTGCTAAAAGTGGTGATGATCGCCAGTAGGTGAAACGACAATGGCTGCCGCTGCTGGATGAGTAATGAGTCCTCGCCTTTTTCCCAGCCAAGTTTTCCCCAGAAGTGATCGCCAGTGAAAAGCGGCGCAGGCTGATTGAGAATTTTGGGACCGAACTGCCGGAACGGGATAACCTGCCCGTTACACTCCGCGCCAGTGGTTTCAAGGAAGCGCATGGTTACTTCGCTGGTGCGTTTCTTCGCGTTCTGTGTAGTTCCCTCGGTTGTGGCAACCTCAGGCGTCAGCGTCTCAATGGAGGTGTCGTAATGCAGGCCGATTTCTACGCGGTTAGCAGGTCGGGATAGCGTGACTTGCCCACTACTTACCGTTTGCTGAGGCATAACACTACCGTCCGCCACGATATCAACACTCTTTCCGTTGAGGTGTGCCAGACCAGACCACGTTGTAGCGCCTGCATCACTAACGCCCGTCACAGCACAATCTGTGTTCAGGCTGGTATCCAGCATTTCCACATAGCGAACCGTTGCGCCGTTTACCTCGCGGCTAACAACCACATAAACCACATCGTCAGTTTCGGACGGGATCGACGCTACCGATTCGAAATGACCATCAGTTATCTGACGTGACCAGGCAATTACATCCTGACCGCGGTCAACTGCCATCGTTACCAGCACGCCATCGTTACGAACCAACCAGATAAACGAATCCGGCTGCTGCTGGTAGGCCATTTCTGTTACGCCGCTTTCAGTGATGTGCTCGGATAAAATCGACATATCGTTAGCGGAATAGGCAACGTAGCTATCGGGATCGTAGGCAACTGCAAATATTTTCCTGCCGGCGCGCTGAGCAAACATAATTTCTGTGCCGACACGTACAGGCCGGATATTATTGCACCCGTACGGGCTGGGATTTTTTACTGAAATATTGGTCGGCGTAATGGCCGCATCACTGCCAGCCGTTAACGTAAACTCGCCGCCATACGTCAGCGCTATCAACGTGTTCATTTGTGCCAGATGCACGATCGGGTTTATCTGGTCAGACGAAACAGTAAAAGACATGGCGTCATCATCGTCAGTGCCGATCTCGAAGCTAAGATAAGAGCCTGTTTCGCTGAACCACACAGTTTGCGGATAACTGGGTGAGCCAGCGAAAACCAAACGCTGCTGATAGAATGTGACAGCCCCCGGATAGCCCAACTCTTCCGACCAGACGCTATCCTCGCGTGTCCATGCACCGGGTGATGCCGCTTGCGTGGCGCTAAGGTCGGAACGTATCACCCCTTTTGCAACTTGCGCACTCTCAACGGTATTGATCAGCACCAGCCCGCTGTTTATTCTGACGTACGAACCCACATCAGCAGCCCCCCACCCCGAGCCAGTGAACGCTTCCCCCGCTTCATCATCGGATAGTGTTAACGTGATCGCCGAACCCACGAATTCTTTAACTGACGGCTTGCACCACTTTTCCGGCGTGTCGCGGATTTCTTCGAATGGTTTTACGATGAACGGCGCAGCTTCCAGTACCCAATCCGTTTGCCCTTTACGCTGCAAGCGGAACGGTGCAACTTCCTGATGAACCAAAAACATCGTGTCAGCGCTTTGAACGAAACGCACTTCAGCCAAATCCTCAGACACGTACGGGCTTTCGATTTCATACGGCGTATTGTCATCCTTAACGATCTGCGCGCCGTTCTGATAAAAGCGTACATAGCCGTCGCCGAATTCCAGCATGTACGCCTGTGATCGGTTGAACACGAATGGGATTAATCGCGTTTTCTTGTCTGCGTTTTTCGTTGCCGCACAAAAGCGCGTGCCAGCCCGACGCATCACGCCGCCGTGAATAACGCATACCGCATTTTCTACGCGCTTTGCACCGTTGGCGTATCGAGCGATATCAACACGCCCCATTAAGCGCGGAGAAATTTCCCCCGCTGTAAAATTGGTTTTGATGATATTGGCGCGCATGACTAAAACCTCGCATCCATAGTGGGATATCCGCCGAGTTCTTCGGGCGGTTCTTCTTGCCCGTCTATCGCTTTAGCCTGTCGCAGCAGATAAGCGGCCTCTTGCGTCAGCGTGTCGCGCAGACTGGCGGATGCGGTCACAGCGTAAGCAAGTTTCGCGGCTATCGTCGCTTCGGCTAAACCGACCAGCGCAGAATCCCACGTTGATTCGTCCTCATTGCGAAAGATATAACGCAGCTCGATAACACTGATATTCGCAAGCAGTTTTCGCCCCTCGATCCGGTAGCGGATATCATCGTGCTCATTACCAACGGACAGGATACGCAGCAAATCACCAGGCAATGGGAACTGATAAGCAAAACCAAACGCAGGCGGTGTGCTGGATGGGGAAAGCACTACGCGTTTTACTGCGCAATTCCACGGATGTTTTCGCAGCAGATCATCACGAACGGTGGGATAAATGTTTGAGCACAGGCGGGCATGGTCGGTCGCTTCATCGAAACTATTGATTGGGTGAGCGCCGAGAGACAGTAAGGCATTTGAACAGATAGAAACACTGGAAGCCATGAGCGTTATCCTTTAATAAAAAGGCCGGGTGTTACCCCGGCAAGGGCGCTGGCGTTAAGCGACGAAATCGATCGCGACGACTTTCTTTTCGTTTGCACGGCCTGCACCGTAGGACGCATCCACAGAAATCTGGATGGTGTTGTTTTTGTCACGGCGTGGACCGATATCCGTGTTGTATTCAGCGCCGGTACCGAAATGCACAGCAGACTTCGCCCATGCAACAGCGGTTTTCGTGGTGACTGATTCAGCAGTAACAGAATCCAATGCTTCATACGCCAGCCATTTAAAGCCTAGCCAATTGTTGGACACTGCCCCTTCTTGCAACATCTTCACCGCCATGAAGTCGGCACTGGTCAGCGTGGTGTCGCTCAGGATTTGCGTCAGCATGTCGGCGTTGTACGTGATGTACAGTTCCTCGCCATTCTGTTCGTCGCATTCGTTGCGGCGGAACATGGCCTTAGCTGCAATCAGTTTGGCTTTGGTTACGCCCGCACCACCCGCAACAATCTTCTGAGACGCAGGCAATACAACGTTAGTAAACGCGCCGTTGTTCTCGGTCTTGCGTGGTACCGCATCCAGCAGAGCACGATAAATAACCGTATCTTTGCGGCGATTGGCTGCGGCCAGCGTCAGTTGCAGGTATGGTCCTTGCGGATCGGCAATCAGTTTGCGCAGATCTCGCTTTTCAACGGGAACGAATACGCCGTAATCCGCCATTAGCGCATTACGTGTACCGGATTCCGGTACATCCCACACCGTATCGCCAAACCGCGTGGTGATTGCGTTCATTTCGATGGTGCCCATGTCGTTAATCGTGAACGACGCACCCGTGATTTGCCCTCGATCATGCACAGCAGCTTGCAGACGGGAGTCCTTTTGCTGCGACGCAATTTCAAAGGAATCATGAAACTGCTGCACAAACGCAGCGGTAATCATGTTTTTATTGGCATCAAAAGGCATGATGTACACTCCAAATATATTTCGCCTGCGGGGTATCGATTTCTCGGCCCAATTACACCAACTGCTTGGCGCTTACAGTCAGTGGGAATTCAGGTATCCGGCTACCATGCCGGGCTGGTGGAGTGATTTTGCAGAGTGTGTGCGGTCGGTTTCCCGACCAAATGAAAAAGCCAGCGGTTAAGCTGGCTCGGTGTGACATGTCACGGCGTCATTCTTGCTTCCATTGGAGAGCATAACCACCGTCATAATACGCTTTACGCAATTTCTCGATCACGTCGGGACTTTCAGAGTGAAGCCCAGAGTAAGAAAGAAAGTGCTCGAAGTTTTCCTCTTCCGTATGACCGCCAGTATCATGCAGTCGCTGTTTCAGCAGATAACCTTCCAGCATCCAGATTTTATCCACCGCATTCTTACGCGCAATCTTACGCCCGATCTCAGCGTCGAAGTTCTCAGCGCTGGCGCATGCAGACTCTCCGGTTACCGTGAATCCATTTTCCAGTGACAACACGCAGAATGTCAGTGTCTTTAATGAATCGTGATAATCACGCGGGTCTTGCGGTTGAGGGTTGCCGAAGCGCAATTCACCTTCAACGCCGGATGCGGCAGTGAAGTAGTATTCGTTGGTGATGATGCTATCAATGTGCTGAGGCGTAACACGCGGGGCGGTCTTGCCTTTAGCGATGATCTGTTGCTCGATATCTTTGTCACTCATAGTTTCACCTGTAAGTTATGCTACTGGCTGTTCGCCGTAGGTTTTTGCGTAATACGCCCGAACACGCGCGGACACTCTTTCGTGATCGGCGTGCTTCGAGTTCGTGTAAGCCTCAGACTTCATTAGGTCGCGGATGGTCTGCTGCTCTTCCAGATTCACCTCTGTACCGACAGGGGAATCCTCCTGCATTTCTTTACCGACTTTCGCCAGCATGCGGATAACCATCGGGTTATTGCCGATTGCGTTAATGTCGTCGCCATCTTCCGCGAGTGATTTAAACGCACGGTACGCCAGTCCAATGTTTTGATTAAATTCCGCGTCGGTTTTCCACGTTTCTTTAAGCGCGGTTGCGGCCGCTTCCTGATCCAGTTCTGCGGCACCATTAACCAGCCCACCAGCGCGCTGCATGTATTCACCGAGGACGAAACCAAGCTGATCGTTGGTCAGCCCTTTCGCGTGAGCGGATTTGAGAAAGCCCTGCATTTCAGGGTCAGCCTTAAACTCTTCCCAGTTGAACCCCTCGGTTTCTACCTTAGGGGCGTACTCATCAGCCGTTTTTGGCGGCGCATCCCCGCTACCGAATCGTTTCTCAAGGTGCGTGTAGGACTCCGCCAGTTTCCGCGCTGAGCCTTCAACGTTGAGCTTTCCGTCTTCGCCCATAACGCGGAATTTTTCAGGTACCCAATCAGTCGCGCCTTGTTGCCCCTGTGCGCCAGACTCAAGAATAGAGCCACCACCTTCACCACCAGCATTACCACCATCGCCACTACCCCCAGCATCAGCGCCAGCATCGGCATTCATGAACGGATATTTAATCTTCCACATCGTCGCTTACTCCATCAGCCAGATTGATCTGGCGCAGAATGAAATCGAGCACATCACGTCGCCCGGCGTTAAAACACGTTTGGCGATCCCCTTCGGCACCACCTTTCACAAAAACCGCACCACCGAAACGGCGGGTTAATTCGTCCAGCACTTCCGCGCCGCCTGGTGTTTCCTCAAAAATGCGTTTGTAGTCCTCTGGTCGCACCTGCTTTAGCATCACTGATTACCTGCCATCTGTTGAATGATTGCCGTCCCTGCCTCTTTCCCCGCTGCGCTGGCGGCTTCCTGTCCCGCCTGCATCATCATTTGTTGTTGCGCGGCTTGCTGCTGTGCCTGCGCTCGCTGATCGCGTAATGCGGTCACGTCTTCCGTGCTGCGAATGACTTTAGCGGGGACGCCTAGCGCCTCAGAAATCACGCGCGTTGCCTGGTCGGTGTCTACGAGGTCAGTAACCTGCGGGTTAATTTGCGCCAGTTGCGCCATGTTTGCCCCAAGGCGCTCGATGGCCGTTACGTCCTCCAGCTTCTGAGCGCGGGCAAGCGGTGAGATGTAGCGGACGTTGAAATTGGCCTGCTGCATGCTTTCAGGCATCTGCGGGAATACGCCCGCACGAAACGCGATACCAAAGCAGCGTTCAACGAGCGGTTGGAGGTATTCAGCCTGAAAGCGTCCGTAGACAGGTCCGAGTAATTGGCGAATCAGCGCCACACGCACATGAACTTCTGTGGCCGTCATTGTGGGACCGTTCTGCGGTTGGAGTTGATCAGCCATCAGAATCTTGCGTATCTGCGCCTGTAGCCGCTCTTCTGCTGTAAACGCCACGTTGAAATCTGCGCCAGTCAGCAGCGGTTTCATGCTGTCTACGCTATTGGCTACGATGATGCGGCGCGGTCCCACTTTGACAGTGCGCGGATTCAGCACGCCGTCATCCTCCGCAATCCACATGCCAGAAATAGCCAGATCCTGAGCGGCTTTCTCCATGCGCTTAATTTCGTTCAGCTCTTTGCAGTCTGGCAGCGCATCGTAAACGGGACCGACGCCGTATGGGTTGCCGGGGATTTTCATCCAGCGCGGAACGGCGACAGGGAATTCGTGATAGCCAGACTCACGCGCAGTGCGCTTCTCTGCCACTTCGATGTGGTATGACGCAAAGCGCATGTTCTTTGCCAGTCGCGCATCAACAACGTAGCTCTCACGCGGGAAAATGGCGTGGATAAAATCAAATTTGGTATCTGGCTTTTTCTTCGCAGCATCCTTGATTTTGTCGCTCAGCTTATCTTCGCCAAATTCCTTTACTGCCTGTTCAGCGGTCAACGGATAGCAGCGGTAAACCGTGTCTACAATGCCATCACGACGACTTGATGTTGCGTAGACCTGAGGCAGCGGCCACTGCTGAAATGTGTAGCCTCCTTCATCCCTGTCCTCGTCGATGTACAACGCGAACCAGCCAGCACACACGACGTCAACGCATGATTCATAGGCTTCCGCGTCAAAGTTGGCCGCGTGAATATTTTCCCACACAAGCGTTGCGCAGGTTGAGAGCCACGCCTTTTCGTCATCGCTCAGGCTTTCGCTGTTCAGGTCGAGCCATTGCGCGTTGGCAGGTGTCATGCCAGACATGAGCGCAGACGCCAGAATGCGAGCGCTATCCGTTGCGGTACCGTCCAGCAGCTTAGCAACCTTCGATCTCGCACTCTGCGCATCCAGCACGTCAGATGAGAAGCCAGCGCCGCGCAGTGGGTAGGTGTAGTCGTAGCACTCACGCCACACCGCTTCATTGGGCTGACGAATAGCCTTGAGTGAATCGGTACGCCGGATCAACTTTGCGGCAATGTCATCCATCGTTACGCCCCTAAGTTACTTTTACCACTAGCGCCACTCGCCAGTAGTGATGTGTTGCTGTCTGCTGCGCCTTCCGCACCATTCGACAGCAGAGACGAGCCCTTTTTGCGCTTCTTACGCGCTGCTGCGTCTGCGTTAGCTGATTTTGCAGCTGCGTCTGCCGCCGCTGCTGCGTCCGCTTCGGGGTTGCTCTGTACTACGCTTGGTGTTCCTCCACACATGATGATTTCCTTACTTGACCAGCCAGCCGTGATCGGTAAGGACTGGCGCGGAAAATGCTTTGCGCAGGCCGTCTTCTGTCACGATTGCTGCTGAGGTTGATTGGATGGTAGTGGCGGGCTTTACCAGTTCGATAAAGTCCAGGCAGTTAGTTAGCGGGTTATCGTGCTCGTCAGTAAATCCGTAGGCTTCGAATTTAGTGATGAGTTGGAATGCTTTTGCATTTAGACCTGAAAGTGCCTCGTTTCGTGCCGCGATAGCTTCTGGTGTTGGTGCGGTGGTGGTGGTGTCGCCCGTTTCGCCCTCTGCCGAAGATGTGACCGCAGCAGCAGGCAGAACGGTAGCGCCAGCGGTGGCCGCGTTTAACTGCTCTGGCGTGTTCGCCTGAATGGAATTGAGCAACTGCGCGTCAGAGGTGTTTTCATCGACTGCGGTTGCTCCCGGTGTTTCTATCTGTCTTTTCGGTCGAGCCATAATTGCGCCTCCTGTTTGAGAGACGCCATTGTTTACTGGTTAGCGGTCGGTTTCCCGACCAATTAGCGTGAGTTAAAAACCCAATACTGGCGGTAAATAACTGTCGGTACCTTTGCGCGTTCAAACCCTGTTGTTTTGCACCACAAGGCAAGCAGGGCTTCACCATCACCGTGCTTTGGTTCCGCGCCAGATTTCCAGCCCAGCACGGCAGATTTCGATACACCTAATTCCCTCGCTACGTGATGCGTTGCCATCCCTGTTCGTGTGATATCGGTAATAACGCGAAACCAATCGATTCTGAATGTCGCGACGAGGGGCATTTTTATCCCCCTAAACGCGCGCGTGCGCGAGAGTGATCGGCGGTGTTGCGCGCAATCTGAATTTTCGAAAAGAGACATAAACAGAATTTTATTCTTTCCATCCGCCGGAGCAATCCGCACTTTTCAGCATAATATGCTTTCTCTATGCACAGGATAAAAATCTGAATCATTGGATTTTCTCCTCATCGATTAATATCGCCAGAGTTCGCATCACTCCTTCGGCGTGACAAAGACGTGCCGTTTCTGTGTCTGTGTGCCGCGTTCTGCGGTCTATTTCGTCGTGACAGGAGCTGCACGCCCACGCACCTTGAATATCGTCGGGCTTAATTCCGGTACCGCATGTTCCGGCTAGTCGATAATGAGCAAGTACGGTTGTTTCAGGATTGAAATTGCATACGCCTGGTATGCGTATCTGACAATCGCGGCCACGCGCTTCTTTTTTGAAGTTGGTCATGCAGCATACTCCAGCAGCTGCGCGGCTGCGTTCTCCGCTGATTGCTGATCGGGGAATGTGCGATAGAGGATGTAATTCCAGAGGACGTTTAAGACGGCGCTGTAAAGCTCGGAGAATTCAGCCTCGTCCATTTTTGCAAACGAGATGGATTTAGGTTCGCGCCGTATGCTGCCATCGGGCATCAGGAATGAAACGTAAAAATCAGCTTCGATTGTTGCCCATGCGCGGAATGCTTCAAAAGACTTAACCGCGCTGATATTGCCTGCGCGTTTTTTGGCTGCGTCGTCCAGATATTGGTTTGCAAGCTCTTGTAGGGTGTCTTCATGCCCTGTGTGATGTGCGACCCATTTTGCAAACCCGGACACCAGCGCTTTATCGGCTGGTGATATTGCACCGCCTTTCGGCTCCCAGTATTGGAATCCCAGATTTAGGAGCGAAAAAAACTTGCGGTGAAATTTTGGGTTTCTGACCTGCTTGATATCGGCAGAAACAACCGCGCCAACCTTTAGTTTGCTGACGTAGTCTTGAGAGTCGGCGGCGAATGGGACCAGCGCCCCACTTGCGGATTTTACAAAAGAAAACTGTGGCATCTTATTTCCTCAGATTGCCACAGCAGCTGTCGGCGTCGGGTGTTCAATCCGACATAGTAATTATAGCGTATTACCGTTGCTGGATACAATGCTATAGCCAGCTAATTTTGCTAAATCAATCAACGCGTTAAATGTAGTTACATGCTCATTTTCGGCAACAATTCGGATGCTTGTAACCTCACCATCTTCACATGTGATTAATACTCTCCCGTTCTCGGGGATAGATTTAATTACTAAATCAATATCAATCACTTATCCTCACTATCTTACCAAATAACCTTGTGACTAATTATTACACTAAAAAACTGTACATTTAAACAGTGTTTTTATGATTTATTCGATCGTGCTAATTATTCACGATTAATTTCATTTCATGCCATCCGTGCGTGTTCCAGCACTCCGAATCCCCCTGCATACAGCATGATGCGACTGGCAACGACTCACCACATTTCCTGCAAATACGATGACCGATCGCCTTTATTTTTTGGCGCACGCGCGCATCATCTTGCCGTATCAGCATCTGGATATATTCATCCATATCGTACGGCTCTTTGCCTGGTCGTCTTAAGGCACAATTGAGGCGCAACATATCAAGTTCCTGAGCATCCAGATTCAATCCCAACTTTGATACGCCAGCCTCACGCTGGCGCTCGCGTTGTGCTCTTTTGCGTACGGCGGCACGCTCTTTAGTGTCCGTCATGGGTCACATCCGGCACTGTGCTCTCGCTGCGTGTTTTAGCCATAGCATAACGTTTGTCAATTGGATCTTGACCGTCATCGCCATCATCCAAATAATCGTAATTGACGCTGTGTGCCATCGCTATGCAGCACTCGTTACAAACTCGGTATGACATGATCTCACCGTCAAATTTATGCACTGCTGAACGATGAATTTCTCCTTTAGCAATGCCCCCGTAGCAAATAAAACAGGTGTATTCACCACGTCCAGTAACGATTTTGTTTGATAGCTCAACGTCACCTGAATCACCAAAATCACCTGCAAAGAGGTCAAAATCCAGCGCGGCATCGTGATCGAATTGATTGTTCAATAAATCAGTCATGCGTCACCGTCCTTAGCTTCCACGCGATCAAGGCGTTCGATTTCAGCAATGACCAGTGCACCCGCTTTCACTAGGTCGCGGCGAATATTCGTAGGCGTCCAACCCTCTGTGCTAATCTGCCTTTGACGCTCGGCTATAACATCTTTAATTGCACCGCTGACGGGCTCGCCCCCTTTAGCCCAATCGACTCCTATCCACTGCGGAGAATTACTGTGCTGCTGGAGCATGGCGGCGGCATCGAGGCGCATTTTTCCGGTGTACTGATGGAACAACGCCTTGATGACATCGGTTGACGCAACGCTATCTATCGCAAGAATCTCGTTCACCGCTGCGTCGATAGCATCCGGCACCGTGTAAGGCTGGCTTGCTGGCAAATCCGAGAAAGCCTTATCGATAAGCTCATCAGCCCATTTAGTGCTCGGCACCTCTTCGCTTTCCGTGACCGCGTTCCAGACCACATCAACCAGGTTGCGTAATTGCTCGCGGTTTGGCTGGCTTGCGGCTGGTGGAACGGGGTGGGCGAACAGTTCAATCAGGTCAGTTACTTTACCGTCTTCTAACATCCACTCGGGTGGGCGCTCTTTCGATAATTGACTACGCCAATCTTGAAATCCTTCGCACGTTTGACATCCGGCATACTGATATGCATATGCGTACGGCTTTTGTTTGCTCCGTTCTGCCAGTTCCGTCCTCAAGCTCTGGTTCTCTTCCTGATGCTCTTTTGCTGTTCTACGCAGCTTGTTTGCCAGCGCTACAGATTCGGACAGCTCAGATCGAAGTGATAGCACTTCGTCGTTTAGCCGCGATGTTTCAGCAATGACACCAGCCTGAACGCTGGTATTTACCGGGATATTCAGCGCGGCGCGGATGCTTTTTAGCTCTAAATCCATGCCAGCGTTTGCAGTCGTCAAAATCTCAATACGATTGGCGATGCTGTTTAAACAATCCCGCTCTTCCTGCGTTTTGGTCATGCTTGCCGCAGTGCGTACAGATTCGATCATTCCTGCTGTTGATATGGTCATTTGGTCTTGCCTCGTTTTTGGTCGTGATGTTCGCGCCAGTGATTCAGGCGCGCTCTAAAATGTTCCCGATACTGCTCCGCTACCGCATCCAGTTCCCGTTCAACGTGGCGCCGCAGTGTTTTTCCTGCGATTAACGAGTTGATCAACTGATTGGCTCGCTTATCCAACTCCAATTTGTCTTGAAGCTCTCGCGGCCACTCAGCGATATTGATCGGTAGCCCAGCAGGCAGATAATCCGAGTTTTCGTACACGGTTATTCACCTGTCATTCCGCGTGCCGCTCGGTCTGAGTTCAGATAAAAATCCCCATCAACTTTTTCCAGAGTGAATTCAGGTGTCGGTTTTTCGTGACGTGTGATTTTTACGTGCGGGGAATTGATCATTGATGTCAGCCGGTTGCTGAGTTTTATCAGCGTCGTGCCATGACCGGGATAATGCTTATCCAGCGCTGCCAAAATCTGTGTTTTAGTCAGCGTCTTCCCGATCATTACGCTGATGAGGCTTTTTGCATCCAGCGTTACACGCGGCTTGGCCTTCTTCAGTTTCCGGCCTGACGTTTTCGGAGATGGGGAAAATTTCGGCGCAACAACTTGCCGCGGCGCGGGAGCTGGCACGTACGGTGAACGTGTGCGAGCGCGGGCGTTTGCGTTCATAGCCCAGATAATGCGTGCAGTGTGGTCGCAGCCGTCATCTGTCATGAATGGGCGTGCGTAAATAACATCAGTTGTAATCATGGTCTTGCCTCTTTTTTTGGTCGGTTAAGCGCTGGTCAGGCGCGGTTAAAATGCTTGGATAGTCTCTTTTTTGGTGTAACGTCTTGGCCTGTGCGTTTCGTTCCTACCTCTTCGTTCTGTAATATCCTCATCAGTTGTGTCCCTGAAATATCCATCGGTTAGCAGAACATGTGCGGTACCGGATGGCCCCTCGCGGTTTAACCGCAGAATCAATTCGGTCAGTTGCGGGTCTGCGTTCTCGTCATAGACACCTTCCCGATAGATGCCGATCCACACGTCACAGTCTTGCTCTATCTGCCCAGTGTCTTTACTGTCAGACGGTAACGGGCGTTTATCTGCTCGTTGCTCAAGACTGCGGTTAAGCTGGGTGAGTAGCAGCACAACGCAGTCCAGCTCTTTCGCCAGATTCTTTAGGCCTGTCGTTATCGCGCCGTAGCTGATATCGCGTCGCTCTGCGGCCTCTCCGCGCATCAGTGTGAGGTAGTCAATAGCAACCAAACCCACAGCACCACGCTGACGTTTGATTCGTCTGCACTCCCCCGTTACGTGGGCAAGAGAAATGCCAGGCGTGCTGTCAATAAACATGTTCGATTCGGCGATCTCTTTCGCGAATGCCCCGGCGCGGCTCATATCGGTGTCCTCGTACCCACCGATATAGAAAACATTTGAACTGACGCGGGACTCCTGGCTAACCATGCGTTCAATCAATCTCGCGTCGGTCATTTCCAGACTAAACAGCAGCGTCGGCAATCTGTGATTTAGAGCAAAATGGGTGGCGACACGGTTATAAAACGCGGTTTTTCCCATCTTGGGGCGAGCGCCGACGACAACGAGCGAACCGCGCAAAACCTGTTTGGGTGCCATAATGCGATCGAGGTCTTCTATCCCCAGAGTCAGGCCACCAGCATGATCGGGATCGCTAAAACGCTTCTCAACTTCTGCCAGCCAGTCATCAACAACATCCATCGCAGGGCGTAATCCAGTGGTTCGCCCTGTAGCTGTCGCCTCGAACGCCTGATTAACTAACTGCTGAGCGCTGCTTAAACGTTCCTCGATACTCATTGAACCACGAGCAACAATGATTTCTGCGCTCGCGGCCAGCTTGCGCTGAACGTAGCGAGCCATTGCGTTATCGCGAACGATCCCCGCATATGCCAATACGTTTGCCGCTGCCGGAATTTTGCAAATATCTGCCAGATACGAAAAACCACCGCAGACTTCGATTTCGCCCCTCGTCGTCAATTCATCACTGAGCGTAATCATGTCGATAGGCTGATGGTCTTTAATCAAATCCGTTATGCATTGATAAATCAGCTTGTGCTGGCGGTGATAAAACGATTCTGGTTTCAGCATCGATAGCACGGTACCGCGCAGATCATCATCGTCATGCAGCATCAGCCCGCCCAGCGTGGCCTGTTCAGCGTCAGTGTTATGCGGCGGTACAAATTCACCCATGATTACCCGCCCTGTAGCTGTCCCACGCGAACGGGATTACCGCGGCACTTTCCATCACGCGATCCATTGCCCTGTAACCGAGAAACGTGTCCAACTCTTCCCGCGTGTAGTTGCTCACCAGAATACATGGCAGCATCTGCTCATAACGGGTGTTGATGACCTCAGAGACCAGCAGGCGTTCTGAGTCGGTTCCGTGCTGCATGCCGATTTCATCAATAACGAGTAAATCCTGATCGCAGTAAAAACCGAGGACGTCATACTCGGTGCGCTCGCTGTTCTGTCGCCAGCTATCACGCATGGCGCGAATGATGCGCTGTGCTGTTGTGAGATAAACGTCAGCGTCGTAACGCTCAATCAGAGCACGCATCACAGCAACTGACAGGTGAGTTTTCCCGGTGCCTGGTCGCCCCAGCAGCAACATGTTTGATCCGTTCGTAGTGATCGCCCCCCACTCCCCGACGAACTGCTCACAGGCGCTTAGGGCTTGTTTTGCCAGTTCATTGATTGGGGTGAAATTCTCCAGTGACGCAGACGAGAACCGACGCCCCACGCCGCTATTTTCCGTCAGGACTTTTGTGATTTCGTCATTGGTCATGATTTACGCTCCACATGTCTAAACCCGAAACTGGCGGTGCCGTAATCGCGTGATTGCATATCCTGCGTCGTATCGCTGGGTTTTGTGGCTGGACGAAACTGTTGAGGCTGCGCAGACACAACCCATGAGTTTTCCCATTCACGACTGGTGCCATAGAAACGCTGCGCCTGCATCACATACGGTGTGCCTGTTTGCCCTTTTGCAGCGCAGAACGCTGCGTAACGCTGCGTGCCCGCCAGCAGTTCAGCATGAGTTGCCCCCTCTTTGATTCGAGCTTTCCAGTGCCTGAATGCATGATTCTTCGGATTTGAACCCTCGCGTTTTGGGTATTCTTTCCAGCACAAATCAAAATCAGAATCGTAATTTTCCTGAGGCGTTTTTTTGCTCACCGTACATGTATCTGATGGTTCAGATCTCTTTACTGATGGATCAGTTATTACTGATGGATCTAGTCCCCCAGATTCTGACGGGTCAAACCCCGATTTTTTGCCAGATTCTGACGGGTCAAACGCTTTTGTACCGCCAGTTTCTGACGGGTCAGATTTTGACGTGTCAGATTCTGGCGGGTGAGATTTGGCCGCTCTCAGCTCACGAACTTTGCGGCGTTCTTCAAGCGCGATGGTCTCCAACCGATCGACGTTTAACGTGTAAATGTTCGAGGTGTTGCGATTACCTTTCCTGCGCCCCTCGCGCATCAACCACCCGTCAGCCTCAAGCTCTGCTATCGCTGTGCGTACAGTGCTTTCACCAGCACGTAACTGACGAGCGATAGTCCTCATTCCCGGATAGCTCATCCCTTCATCGTTTGAATAATCAGCGAGTCTCGCCATAATCAGCAGCTTGGTACCGCCAATTCCCGACGCAGCGCACGCATCCCACACGTAACCCAGTACGATGCTGCTCACGTTACACCCCCAGCGATTCCGCTAACTGACGGCACGCATCCTGATATGCGTCCGGCGATAGATTCATTTCACGCAATTCCGATTTGCGCTGTTTGTATTGCTCCCATACTGAAAGCGCCGCCGCACGACGTCCATCAAATACCGGCTCTACGTCTTCAATGCTGACTGGCTGGCCATTCAGTCGGAATCCGTTCCGGTATGTAATTCTGTCGATTCGTGTAAGCATTGGTCTTGCCTCGCTTGCTATACGGTGGTCAGCCGTTGTTTCTGTAAAATCGGCATCATGGCCGCTATCGCTGTGTTTGCCACCGCTAATTGATGTGACATGTCACGGTCATTCAGTAGAATTGCGATGATTGCAGCCGAAAATTCACGAATGGCCATAGACACCAAATACATCACGCTAATCTCATCACTGAGTCGTGCGCGGCGTTCGGCTGGTAGTGCCAGTCGGATTGAGTTGGACAGCGCTTTGATTTTTCGCTGTGCTGATTTCGAGTCGCTACGCAGCCAGCGAAAAATCTGCTGCCTGTTGTTGTTAATGGCTTTCCAGTCCGCCACACCGTCACGCTCAATGTCATTCAAGCGGATGTGCGGATCCCCACCAGCAATAAAAAACTGACGCGTGATTTCAATAGCAACGGTCTCCTGCCCCGCTTCTATTGCCCACGCCTCAACCTCGTTTTTCAGTATCTGGATGTCCATTTCAGTGCGTCTCCTGTCGCAGATAATTGATTATTGATAATCAGATTTTTACATCACCCGCAGTTATGCTGCGTCTGGTGGATTATTGGTAGATTCGTAAAGCGCGGGATCGTATTTCAGAGCGCCGTTAGTTAAACGCTCAAGGCGCGCGGCGCGGCGCTCTGGGATAACTTCACCCCAAGCGCTTGCGGATGGCAGTTTGACACCAGCCGCCATCGCCAGCTTTGTCAGGTTGCCAAAGTATTTGATGGCATCAGCTTTATACATGTGAACACCCCTTTGTTAGATTTAACTGACAAATTAAGTGTTCAAGATATCTAAGTCAAGAGAATTTAGAATTAACTAACTATGAATACACCCGGTGAGCGCATCAGAGCGCGTAGAAAAGAACTCAAGTTAACGCAACGTGCACTCGCAAAAATTATCAAGGTTTCTCATGTGACTGTTTCACAATGGGAGACTGATGATAGCGAGCCTGGGGGTAAAAACCTTTTTGCGCTGAGCAATTCCTTGCAATGTTCGCCCACGTGGATACTGTATGGTGATAGCAACCAGCAGCCAGGTGAAGTCACACCCATACCTAAACATCTGGATGAAAGGGAGCAGGAGCTGCTAACCCTTTTCGCATCCCTGCCTGAATCAGAAAAAGAAAAACACCTAAAAGACCTCAGAGAAAAAGCTGACGGGTTTAATCGATTGTTTGAAGAACTCCTACAAGCAAGAAAAACCACGAAATAATTTACAAATAAAATCAATGTAATGGGATTTTTTACGCCCCCTTTGTTCGTTATTTCTAAATTTTGGATTGACTAATAATTACGTTTTATCTAAATTTAGCTCGTCAACGCAGCACTAACCACGCAGCAGTTGCTCGGTAAACGTTCCGCCCGCCTGGCGATAAGGGCAAAGAATTTACGTAGCCACAGCGGGAAAGTGTGGCAAGGCAAGACCTTAGTGATCGACCCGCTGACCCGGCGTTATGGGTAGCACCAACATCAGGAATACGGTCGTAAGTTCTGACTTATTGAGTCGGTAAAGCGACGCCGGATAGCGTAACCGGCTACCAATAAACAGCGAGGTGATAATGAATACAGCTCGGGTAAAAAGACTGGTAGGCGAAATCGCTATGGTTCTGCTTGTAGCTGTCGCGATTTCTTTAATGTTTGCCGGATGTGTGTACTTCTACAACGAATTATTCAGCTAGGCGTTTGGCGTAGCTGTAAGGATTGGTGATCGGGTGATTGGTGGGCTTCCCTCCCGCCCCCCCCTGTTCGACTCAGGGCACCAGAATGAATCACGTTGCCATCGTGATAACTGCGAGAAATGCTGTGTGTAGTCTTTTGGCGGTGTGGGTTTTTTGACTTTTTCCCCTATCCGCCAATTTTTTTCGCAGACGTAAAAAAGCCCACCGTTAGGCAGGCTTCGTTACCCCGGTTAACCGACCAAAGTACCCCGGGAATAGCTGCGGCGCCGACCAAGGCAACCGCAAGGCAAGACCAATACCAACCAACGCTGATACTGATCAGCCGTGATTATACGAGGAACGCTATGAAAGCGCCAGATATCACAGAAGTCGAAGTAACGCTCTACATCCACAGGGTTAAGCACACAGAAAAACCATTCATCGCAATTAGTGACATGTCACAGTATGGACATGCGCTAATTGGCACCCACGCTGTTATCGTCCCAATCCCTCAGATATCAAATAGCGAACTGACTAACCGCCAGATCGCCAGCCTCAAAAACCAGCAGCAAAAAATCATAGCTGATGCGCAGATTCAAGCTGGTGAGATTGAGGATCAGATCCAGCGACTGCTTTGCATTGAGCATCAGTCAAGCACCACCGCCGATCCTGATTACATCCCGCACTAACCGACCGAGGTAAGACCAATGAAGATCACCAAAAAACAGGTAGATAAATACGCATGCAGTGGCGGCCGTGAATGGTTCGCCGCGAAATTTCCACAGGGTGGAGAGTATGGCGAAATCATCCAAGCTCTGAATGCAGATAGGCATTATGAGTGGGCTCGCTGGGGTGCGAGTCAGGCATATGAACTGTTCCTGCTAGGAAAGACCACCTCTGAGTTTATTGGTGCAGAAACCGCAGCTACAGATGCGATGGTTGATGAACTGAATAGCATCGAATTCCCACCAGACCAGGTTGATGTAAGTAGCGATAAAGGGGAGGACGGTGCCCGAATCGGTAGCAGTGGCAACGGTGCCCAAATCGGTAGCAGTGGCAACGGTGCCCGAATCGGTAGCAGTGGCTACGGTGCCCGAATCGGTAGCAGTGGCAACGATGCCCGAATCGGTAGCAGTGGCAACGATGCCCAAATCGGTAGCAGTGGCTACGGTGCCCAAATCGGTAGCAGTGGCAACGATGCCCAAATCGGTAGCAGTGGCAACGGTGCCCAAATCGGTAGCAGTGGCAACGGTGCCCGAATCGGTAGCAGTGGCTACGATGCCCGAATCGGTAGCAGTGGCAACGATGCCCAAATCGGTAGCAGTGGCAACGGTGCCCAAATCGGTAGCAGTGGCAACGATGCCCAAATCGGTAGCAGTGGCTACGGTGCCCGAATCGGTAGCAGTGGCAACGATGCCCAAATCGGTAGCAGTGGCAACGATGCCCGAATCGAAGCCGCGGGAGAAAACTCCGTGGTTGCTGCCGCGGGCTCCATTGCTCGATTAGTGCTCGGTGAAGGCGGCTGCGCCGCCGTGCCGTATCACGACGGTGAGCGCACGCGATTCGCGCTCGCCGTCGTCGGCGAGAATGGAATTCAGGCTGGCGTGGCGTACTCCGTGGACGATAACGGCCAATTCGTCGAAATCGAAGAATAGCAAAATTGGCGGGGTGACCACCCGTCATTAATTTAGAAAGAGGCAATACCAATGACAATGGAAACATTTATAGCTGCTTTCCACCCAAAGAAATCAGCTCAAAAAAATGGCGCCATACCACTAGCAACAGCGGTTGAGGCAAAAAACAAAAAACTGGCAGAAATGGCAGCAGTAATGCGGCTAGAAGAAACATTCCCTGGCGCCAGTGATAACTTTTTTAAACCCGCAATCACAGAGGATTGCGTAGGTTCTCCCCGCCCTGCGGTCGGAAAGTTTGACGAGACATTCCTGCAGGAAAACGAGCTGGTAGATGGTGTCTGGCGGCGCATTGAAGCGCCTGAATCACAACTACACCCCGATTCAATTATTGATTTTCCATCACTGCCACCAAACGAAAGACTCGCCACCCTGATTATTTACGGGGGGCACGAAATTAGCGCACACGATCACTCAATGGTTTGTGATTTCTTGGCCGATGATGATAAAGATCCAGATCATGCCGTACTGTTTGATGCGCTATCACAAAACACAGCATTGCAGCATATGTACCCAGAATCCGTACTGGAACTCATCCATGCGATTAATGACAAATATCCCGTACCATCAGATTATCCATTGAGAATTGTTAAATTTGTAAATGAGTGGGTAAGTAAACCATCAGATCACCCCGCGCCATCGCAAAATATTGAAAGTTCGCAAGTTGAATCTCAAGAGCGTGAGCGCGCGTACACTCACACGCATCGAACATTAAGCAGAGAGGTTAGTCTGTTCCTGGCTAACGACATTAACGATCCGTGGGAATCGACAGAGGAACAGCGATACGCTGCTGATGCGATGATGGAGCGTGATGATGAAATATTTAAACGCTGGTCAACTGAATTGAGCTTAGTTGAAGGCGCGCTAAACATCCCGCGACCTGTAGTTCATTCCCTCATAACCGAGGGCAAAAAACGTCCAGAGTTAATCACTGATGCAAACGCCCGCCGTCAGTTTGTTGTTGATTTTCTGGCGGAACACATGCCATCAGAAATCAAAGTGGAAAGCATGGTCGCAGGGCGGTTCTCTATTGATGGCCTAACTGGTGAATCCGCCTCAAATCAGGGCGAAAAAACGGAAGTGGCCAGCGCGCCTGATACTGAAACAAACAAGCCTGAACCCGTTACGCCATCCGAACAAACAGTTACACAAGCACAGGCCAGCGCCGCAACTGGTGAGCAGGTCATTAGCGATAGCGCCGCGCAGCAGGCAAAAGAAGCACTCGATCAGTTGGGGTACGGCGTTTACGCGACAGAAACAGACGCACCAGCACCAGCACCAGCACCAGCAGACGATTTTCAGCAAAGGGCTGAAGCCATTGAAGCCGAGATCGAAAAGAAAACCGAGGGAGAACAAGAAAACCTCAATATCTGGAAGCGGGTGCAGCGCACAGATCCGCGCTATACAAAACCGCTGGCTGGTGCGGGTTTTGAAGGTACCAGCATCACCAGCGCATACATGTTTATGCGTGCTACCGAAATATTCGGCCCTGTCGGTAGCGGTTGGGGTTATCGCGTTCTGGATGAAAAAATGATGCCTGGCGCACCGCTGAGTGAGGCACTTTACGACGACAACAAAAAATTCATAGGTTCCAAACTCCTGCGCGACTCAGACGGTTCACTCATCAGTGAATTGAATCACTCTCTGAAAATCGAATTTTGGTACCTGAATGACTCAGGTGAACGGTCAGCAATCGAAGCGTATGGCGCAACGCCGTACATGTACAAGACCAAATCAGGGATTAAAGCTGACCCTGAAGTTATGAAAAAGAGCCTCACTGACGCAATCAAAAAAGCGCTATCGCTGCTCGGTTTCAGTGCGGACGTGTGGCTAGGAATGCATGACAACCCTGAATATGCAGTAGAAAACGCGATTGAATTCCAGATCAAAAACGCCAGCGATCGAGCTGAAGACACCGTGCGCTTGCGCACTGAACTGGATGAGAAATTAACGAAGAACGCTGCGACGCTGGAGAAAGCCGTCAGCGTCAACGAGGTTAACAAAGTGTTCGGTACCATCGCGCGTGAACTCGGTGTTCACCTGAAAGATGCCGAGGCGAAAGGTGACACTGAACATGCTAAATATCTCTCTGGTCGCCTGCGCCGCCTGACTCAAATCAAAGACGAGCGCATTGCAGCGCTTAACGCTACTGAAGGAGAAAAAGCATGACAACAACTACCGCTATTGCGCTTGCGCATGATTTGCAGAAGCTCCAGCAACTACTGGAAACGTCCGATGATTTAACGCCTGAAATGATCGCTGACACGATGGAAGGTTTAGAGCTGGAATTAGCAGACAAACTGGACGGCGCATACATCCACGTCCGCAACCTGGAAGGGCTGGCAAAGACGTGTGATGAAGAGGTTAAGCGCCTTACCGATCGTAAGAAATCGTTTGAGAACCACGCCAAATCAATCAAAGGCTATGTGTTGAATTGCCTGCTAGCTGCTGGCCTCGACAAGCTCAAAACGACCACTAACACGTTTACAGCACGTAAGGGTGTCGCCAGTGTGATTATCGATAATGAAGGTCTACTGCCTGATGATCTGGTATCGGTTCAAACCGTCGTGGCACCGGACAAAAAAGCCATCAAAGAGGCCATTGAAAACGGCGTGGAAGTACCTGGTGCGCACATTGAAATCGGTGCGCGTTCTCTGCAAGTGCGGTAACGGCTGACCACCGTATAGCGAGGCAAGACCAATGCTAAAAATGTCCGCACAGCGCGGGGACGTTATTCATATTGTTTTTGCTGATGGCCGGAACGGAATGATCGCAGTTCAATCACGCAGTGTGTTTGCATTCCATTTCCCGCCTGATGTGAAAATAACGCGTGAACGTCGCCGGCAGGAAAAACTGATTAACGATAATCAGAAATAACCCGCCATTAGCAATACCGTGTGACCTCCATTTACGGGGGTCACAATGCAAGTATGGAAACCGGGCAAATGCCTGCTATCTGAGTTCGATATTAAAATCGGTCGGCTGTCTGCAAGCGTTAGGAAAGTAAGTCTCACGCAGCAGGATATAGACCAATCATGTGCAGCAGCCGACTCTATCATTGATAAATTAAGGCAAGACCATGACCGACCTGTTAACCGACGACGAGCTAATAGAACTGACAGGCTATAAGTACGCCTCAAAACAACGTGCTGCCCTCACCCGATCAGGCATTTCGTTTATCACCCGTAGGGATGGGAGACCCAGCGTCACATGGGCGGCAATTAATACCAGCCTATCTACTGTGAAAACTGAGCAATTTAAAGACGTTGAACAGCCTAATTTTGATGCGATTTAATCATGGCTCGTAAACGTAAGGATCCCCGCGATAACGCATTACCGCCGCGCGTATATCGCGGGAAAAGTAAATATGAATTCCATCCGATTGGTGGCGGTTCTATTTCCCTATGCCCTCTCGATTCCCCCATTCCACTAATCTGGGAGAAATACGACGCGGCAAATAATTATCGCGAGGAAAAATTCACCCTTGAGCGAATGGCCGAGCGATTCATGCAGTCGCCAGACTTCCTCGACCTAGCGAGTGAAACACAAAAGGACTACCGGAAATACTCTGCGAAAATAATTCCAGTTTTTGGGGGGATGTCGCCGGATTCGATTAAACCTGAACACATCAGGAAATACATGGATAAACGGGGCGTGAAAAGCAAGACGCAGGCGAACAGGGAAAAGGCGTTTATGTCACGCGTATTCAGGTGGGGATACGAGCGGGGATTGTGTAAAAGCAACCCATGTAAGGGAGTTAAACAATTTAAAGAAGTGGCGCGAGATCGTTACGTGACTGATGACGAGTATAACGCCTTGTACTCCGTCGCAGCGCCAGTTGTCCAGGTGGCTATGGAAATAGCTTATCTGTGCCTCTCACGGCAGGGTGATGTTCTCTCGCTGACTGAAGGGCAAATATTAGATCAGGGGATTTTTATCGCTCAGGGAAAAACGGGCGCAAAACAAATCAAAGCATGGACGGACAGATTAAGAGCCGCTGTCACAAACGCACGAAGCCTGCCAATAAAACCGGGCATAAGCAGCATGTATATAATTCATCAGGCGACAGGAGGTCGCTACACTCGCGACGGATTCAACAGCCGCTGGCAACAAGCCAAAGAAGATGCAGCCGCAGCGTTCCCACACTTGAGCTTTGATTTCACGTTTCACGATCTCAAGGCGAAAGGGGTTTCTGATCTCGACGGGACGCTAGCAGAAAAACAGGCAATATCGGGGCACATGACAATCAGCCAGACAGCACGATACGACCGCAAAATACCGATCGTTCCTGTTGTTGGTGGTCAGAATAAAAATTCACGATAA